ATGGACCATGGAACCTGAACCCGTCCGCAAAGTTTCCACTGATTACGATGAACATGATGCTCCTATTCTAGGATGGGGCTTGAAAAAGTCAAGCCCCAAGATTCTTTCGGAAGGATTCAACTACGGCCCTGTGCTTCTCGTAGGCTCGGATGCAGTTCTCACAAGTTGCAAGTGAAAGTTTACGGGTAACATTCCCTTTCAACTTACGGTTGCAAAAAGTCAAGCCTAGGGCACGGTGGAGGTGGATCTTGTAACCGCTCACAGATCCTCCTCCGTGAGCGGGCCGTAGCATGCGACATCTTCGACCGCTTCTTCCTCGTAGTCGCACTCGGGATCTTGGACGAACTTGTCGCCCTTGCTACCTTCAACCCCGCGATAGATGCCGTCCTCCAATACGTCGGAGGACAGTTCTTCTAAAGCTGTGGTAGTAGGTTCAATTCCTACCAGGAGGAGCATGCCCTCGATCAGGGCTTCGGCTTCGTGCTGGTTGGCCGCTTCCACGATGGTGCGGCACTCCTTACCGCTCACGAAGGTGAAGGTGACTTCCCAAAACTTCTTGGCCTTGGGTTCGGTGTTCGGTTCGGTGTTCACTTGCTAGCTCCTTGGGTTGAAAAGAGGGCAGGGGATTGGAGGCCGTTCGCTTGTTCGAACTTGCGAACGTCCGAGAGTATATCACGAACGCGCTCGACTGCAAGCTGGAAAGTTTCCACGTATTCAACTTCAACCTGGATCCGATCAAGAATCTTGAGAAGTTCGAAAACTTGCTTGTGGTTCATCGGGTTCATGCGGTGGATTCTAGCAACTTTTCGGGATGGGTCAACAGAGAATCCGAGGAAAATCTGAGATTTCGTAAGTGCTTGAAAATCAACGACTTAGCACAGGAGCGGGGGCCCCATAGGGCCTAAGTCCTTATATTTCAAGGACTTACGCTCACCCGTGGGCGAGCGCAAGATTTTCCGCGACTTGCCACAATCCGGTGTTGACATCCACCGACTGCGCGATATTGCGAAGCTCACGGGATTGGCGGCGCATGCCGTTAAACCGGATGCCGCCCTGCGTTACGTTCTCTTGCAAGCGGTTAAACGTCAGCCAAAGGTTGTCGCCTTGATCGGCAGAGCGACGGGGGACAAGGAGCGACATCGGATCGACCGGCGAATCCTCACCGAAGCGAATATTGCGAGCCGCAACGGCAAGCTCGACCTGCTCGTCGTGCGACAGCTTGATACCTGCCCAGGTGTCGGCAGTATCAAGGAGCATATCGACCTTGGCAAAGAACCCATCGGTAAGGACATCGGCGACATCCTTCGCGCTCTGAGTGTGCCGGAACTCGAACGCCGCGAACATGCTAGTAGCGGCCATGAGGCCGTTCTTGCACACCAAGCGGAAGAGGCCGCAGATGCCACGAACGAGCGAAGTGCCGTTGTGCGAGTTGAGGAAGTTGATCTGTGGGATGATGCTTCCAAGCTCGGGACGAACCGCGCCGTGGTCCTTGTGGCGCAGGGTGACGAGGTGCTTTGCATGCTCGGGCGAACCCTTGCGGACGCGAGCCTGGGTCGCATTAGCGACGATCCAGCCTCGGGAATCGAGGGCTTCCAGGTATTCCTGGGTCGAAACGAACTTGTAACGGTCGGACACGCGCTCGCTAGGGGCGGCGGCGAAGAGGGACGGGACTCGATCTTGCAGGTCGCTGTAGTTGGTGTTCATGCGGTGGATTCTAGCAACTTTCCGTTGCGATTGAAGGGTAAAGTGAGAAAAGTTTGATCGGTTGTAAGTGCTTGAAAATCAACGACTTAGCACAGGAGCGGGGGCCCCATTGTAGCTTTTACACGGATCAGCAATCGTCCGTGTAAGTATTGCTATAAGGGTCGAACCCCTCGTCGGATACGTCGCCCTCATCGTCCCCCATGCCGAACATATCATCCCACTCCTTGGGAGAAATGCCCGACATGATAAACTCACGCATGGGAGCGGGAAGGTTAGGGAACGCTTCCTGAATAAGCGCACCCGAACGCCACTTCTGCATCGCAATCGAGAAATCCCGAATCGTCATCGGAATTTCCATGTCGTTGATGTTGCCAGTGACCGGGGAAGTCTTAGAGAGGATAAAGGATTCGTTGGACATGTAGGAGATTCTAGCAACTTTTCGGGATGGCTCAAGAACTAAAAGCAGAAAAGTTTCGATCTGCCCTAAGTGCTTGAAAATCAACGACTTAGCACAGGAGCGGGGGCCCCATTGTAGCTTTTACAACGGGTCACCGCATAGTTTCGTATGCGATGCGCGAGCCGTAGCGTTTACCGTCCTCGCCCTTATTGATATGCCGCCGGATATTGCGATATGCCGTCAGCAGTTCATTGGCGATTTGCATATCACCCTTGCCATAGTATTCCTTGAATGCCAAGGCGATATCAAGACTGATACGGTGGAGGTGATTATCCATTAGAGTTTTCATTGGCTTTGAGCTTCCTTTGCTTATTGAGTTCGTCGTGATCTTGGAAGATGATAGTGGTCTCGATTGCCCAGCACAATCCACAATCCAGGCAAGATTGAGTCTTGCCCGTTTGCTCGGGGCAGTGAATACCTTTTGCGACCTTTCCCTTGTCCGCTGCGTAGATATCCCCTCCGGCGTATTCATGGTTACGGCTGAACCGAATCCAGAATCGGTCCTTGAACCGAAGGCGCACGAACCGGATAGCTGCGCCGATGCTGCCATCGTGCCGAGCCGTATAGCCGTAAACGTGCAGGTTCGGGAACTTTGCCAGCATGTCGCCCCACTGGCGGACATACTCGACCGAGTAGAAGTCGCCCAGGATATGCAAGCGGACCGCGAAGCCGTGAGGATATAGCCTAGCCGTAGCTTCGATCTCGCGCAGAAGCTGCGCCTCGAACTCTGGCCCATGTTCGAACCTGTGAGCGTAGGCCATTCCGTTGCCGTAGCATTCTGCCCACCGCATGCAATCGGGCGGACAGGTAGCCCGTTCCTGCAAGGTAACTGAGAAGAGAGGGAAGCCGCGCCATGCGCCCTTGCGAATCACATAGCTACCCTTGCCGAGCTTGTCGTTCGTGTTGGCAGGCTTCAAGATGACCTTACCTTCTACCGGAACGACATACTTCGGGTGGATCGTGCGGGCTTCGTGAAGTGCCGGATGCGAGGGCTTGAGCTTCATGCGGGTATTCTAGCAAGTTTTCGGGTTCGCTCAATAGGTAAATGCAGAAAGTTTCGAGCCGTCGCAACCCCTTGTAAATCAACGACTTAGCACGGGAGCGGGGGCCCCATTGTAGCTTTTACAACGGGCTCAGTAGTCGTTTGCCAATGTGACTAGTGAGAGTTTGAACTTGATTCGGTCGAGTTTCTTCTGCGCCGCCATCCGCTGCTCTACATACTCTGCCCAGATTTCCCACACGTTTTCCCGGTCGTTCTCCATTGGAATCGAGTAGATAGCCTTCTCGGCCTTTACTTCGTCCTCTTGTAGGTGGCTCGTCTTCTCTTCCAGTGCGAGAACGGCAGAGAGAGCTTTCCAGTATGCCTTGCGAGTTTGATCGTCCATTAGTTTAGCTCATGCTTGTAGAAGCCTTCGATCTTAGCCTCAGACTCGCGTTCGAACAAGTGCGCAGTGGTCTTGATTCCAAGCATCTTGAGCATGGCTTGGCCCGATTCCATCAACATCTGCGCTTCAAGCTTGGTGTCGCAGTAGCTGTAGGTCGTGAGGTCCGATCCGACCGTCACAACGCAGAAGCACTTATCGTCCGAGTAGTTGAGATGCTTGGTCTTCATGTGAGGGATTCTAGCAAAACTGGTTTTCGATTGAAGCACAAAAGCAGAAAAGTTTCGACTCTTCCTAAGTGCTTGAAAATCAACGACTTAGCACAGGAGCGGGGGCCCCAAACTTCCCAAGTCCTTATTTCTCAGGGTTTTAGGGCGAGGTGCATGATCCAAGTCTGAAGGGCGGACATCACTACGCACAAGGCGAGGATGACCAAGATCTCACGCTTGCCCTTCTTGCTCATGCTTTGCTCCTATGCGTCGTGCCAAAATGTCCAAGCATGCATCGAACACAAAATCTTCGGTGACGTTCTTCCCTTGGTAGATTCGCATAAACCCGTCGTTGTTGAGAACTTCGACAATCTGCGACAGTTCGCATCCCATGTCGAGAAGTTCCTCAACTTGGTCGATACGCTCTTGCACCCAATCTTCGTGTGCCATGTTAGATGCCCTCCGAGGTGTAGTTGTTGTGGAGTTCCCGATGCCTGATGCACTCACGCCGGAACTCAGCGTCGAGCGGCTCGATAGTCGATTCGTAAATCTTTCCGAGCTTCACGCGCTCGGCAGCACTAGGGATCTGCTCACGGAGCGCACGCATGAAGATACGCATGCCCTCCATCTGTGCATACAGTTCGTTGATTCGATCCAAGGATTCCTTCCGCATCCGGTTGATCTGCCGCTCGTTAGTGTTCATGCTGTGATTCTAGGAAGTTTCTGGTGGGATTCAAGCGACATTCTAAGAAAATTCCGAGTCGCTCTAAGTGCTTGAAAATCAACGACTTAGCACGGGCGCGGGGGCCCCATTGTAGCTTTTACAACGAAGCCCAGATCCAACCCTTGGGATCCAAGTCTACGAACCAGGACGTATCGACTCGGCTTCCGTAAACGTCCACAAAAGAGTCGTTTTCGTAGGGATTGAATCGGACGGGATGCTGGGCTGGCTCTTGCTTTCCTTCCCATCCCATGAAGTAGCCTTGCACCCAGGCCACAACTCGCTTGCGCCTGCTTTCACGGATCTTGGCAACGCCTTTTGGGTTTACGTGGAACTTGCAGTCTCTCAGCCTAACCTTGTCCGCGTGTGCGATCACTCGTCCGGTATCTACGGACACGACCGAGTAGCAGTTCTGGTGAACATTGCGATACACTCGGACGAGCTTGCCAACCGGGAGTTCGGGTTCGAAGAGCTTCTTCATGATGGATTAGATTCTAGCAACTCACTTCTGGGATGCAAGGGCCTTTCTAACTTTCACCCAATATCCTCTAGTCGCAGCCTTGGTCGCACCTTTCGGCCCACCGTTATGGATGCGGGCGAGCGTCTGCCAGTCCTTGGAGGCTACTGCATTGGGAGCGTATCGCAAAAGGTATGCCACGACGATTCGCTCGGCATACGTCTTGGTCGTGCAGTCTTGATAGCTGCCTCCGATCTTGGGGCACTTCGCCAGGGCATCCTTCCAATACACTTGCCATATCTGCATGCGTCCAATCGCCTTGCCACCGTCTCCAATGGCATCGTCCTTCCCCTGGCTCTCCACCTGGGCGAGCGCATCAAGGAAGGGGCGCATGCTAGCTCGGGCCGCATCAAGCTCCCGCAGGGTGATCGCCTGGGCGCAGAGAGAGGATGCGAGGAGGAGGAGGGCTGCGAGCGTGTGCTTCATGGGTTGGATTCTAGCAACCCGGGCGCAGGATGCAAGGGGTCTGCCGGAAAAAATCGCGGAAAAGAGACTCATTGTAAAACCTACAATCCCCCTTATCCAGAGGACCATTGTTATAATACCAAATTAAAATTTAAAAAATCTTAAAAAAGCTAAAGGGATCCCTTATCCGATATGATTCCGATGTAACTAAAAAAATAAATTATACCAAAAATCCGAAGAGTGCTTTCTGAGCCAGATTCCAAGTAAAAACATAAATGGGAAGCAAAGGATGATAAAATAAACTTTTAATTGATCCCAATCAAGCTTTGATGTTCGCATGATATGAAATGCCAATCCGATCACAGAAAGTTACGCATTCTGTAACTTTTCATAATCAGTTCGGCTCTAGTGGACATGAGAGCGATGAATCCGAGGAATGCGAAGATGTTAGTCATTTCTTACCAATATCCGAGAAGTATTTAACTGCGATGAAGGTTCCGATGTAGGATCCGAGGATGATTGGAATCAGGTAGTAGAAGTTTCCGAGGTATGCGATGGTAGAGATGGACCCGATGAGATATAATGCACAAGCGGTGTTAGCTGCCATGAATGCCATCTTCTTGCTAACGAATATGTAATATATTGCATAAAGGAAATCATAAGTAATGAATCCTAATAGCAAGGCAATGGCAACCCACCAACTAAACTCCTGGTTTAGATTCATGCTTGTAGTTAAGTTCAAAGAGCCAAGCTCCGATCCCAAGGAGGGCGTAGTCAGTGTAAGCTCCTCCTATATCATTAGGGAAGTAAATCCACATTCCTCCGACATCAAGTTCGAATGTGCCTAAAGCCACTCCGTTATCTTTGAGATTAACGTGCTTTAAGGCAGAGAAATTAGTGTCTTCTACTGAGATCATATCCTTATAGATCTCAATAAGTTCTGGCGTGAGTTTATCGCTCACTTATCTTCCTTAGCCTTGAATACGAAGTCGTTATGTTCGTCTGACCACTCAACGTCTACCATGTCCTTTCTGACAAGTTCGTTAAGGGTTTCTGAGATCAGGAAGTCTGAGAACTTCTCGATGATGTCTACGCTGATGACATGCTGGCCGTCTGAGCCTAGCTGTTGGAACCTCTTAAAACCTTCCACAAGCTGGTCTACAGTGTGGCTATTAAAGAAGTTATTAAGTCCCCGCATGCGCTCCATGATTACTTCAAAGTTATCAGGAGAGAAGACGAATTCATCTGAATCGTCTATCGGGTGATCGAAATCGTTATCTGAGTGGTCGTTCATGGTTAGATTATGAAGAAGGCTGCTCTGTCTTTGAGGTCGGTATCATAGTTCCGCTGCTCCAGAAGTTCAAGCTTCTTTTCCAGTTTTTCGATCTTCTCGTAGGCTTTAATTAAGTTTTTAGCGGTAACGGCTACCCGCTTTCCACTAATCTCAACATATTCGTTAATTTTGGTCATACAAATTTCTTAAGTTCGTATTTAATGTTATCAGCTTTCTTGTTAAGTTCTAGAATCTTCTTATCCACATCCGTCTCTAATCTGTCAAACTCTCTCTGAATAGACTGTGCTAAGATTCTGTAAACTCTAAAATAATCGTAAATTAAAAGTAAAACTAAAGTTACAATTATTGAAATAAAAAAATCCATCAGATATCTACCCCACTTAAACTTTTATTTCTTTCTACGTTAACTGCGACAGCCTTCATGACCTCTGGATCATGAGGATTAATATCGTTAATTAAATATCTAATTCCTGATCCACAATCCATTACTAACTGATGAAAGTAAACTCCGTTATTCATCAGATATTTAGTCATAATGTCTCTCTCATGCTCAGGTCTTCCCGTAGTGAGGACGATGCGATGCCCCTTAGTATACCATTCAAACAGCTTATCTCTCGACTCTGGGATAATGTCCCCAAATGGGTTTATAATTACCTTCTTGTAAAGATCCAAAAAGTTTTCAGGTTGTTTTAAAATTACGCCATCTACGTCAGAAAAGATTGTCTTCATATCTAAATATTTACAGGAGGATTAACTATGCTAATTAAGTTACAATTCGGTTTAAGACCAGTAACCCACTGCTCATCAGGGTGTTGACTACTTTCCAACCATTCTGTCGAACATCAGAAGGTGAATTAACCACGCTGATGCACTACCGACGAATCCATCGGCTAGTAGCATGATAGGACCATGCTGGGCTGCGGTATAATATCCGAAAGGCCCGAATCCTGCAAAAGAAAATAGGATTCCTAGCCAAAACCCCACACATAGTGGGCAAGAAACTAATTTAGCCAAAAAGGCAGACTTTCTTGAAATCCAATTTCTTGGAGTAGAAAGAAGCTGGGAATAAACTATTCCGTTAGCTCCTCCGTAAGAAGCTAGTATAAATGCAATCATGTAACCAAGATCCATCAGGGGCACCTCACAGGTAATCTAAACATTTTTCTAAACTCTTTTCTGTTCTCGTCCCACGTAGGACGCATCACACCATCTGAGTAGTGAGTTAAAATTATTGGGATGGTTTTGTTATTAAACCCTCGCTCGTAAGCCGTCAAGGTGTAAAAAATATCGTAGAAATCCCATCCGTTTGGGAAGGAATCGGGTTTCATCAAGCCTACTATATCTAAAGTTCTTTTCTTAGCTGCTAAAAACAATCCATCCAAAACTACGACGTTACCGTGGGGTCCAAAGTAATTTGGATTTAGTTTCTTAGGATCTGACCCCTGGAACACAAATCCGCGATGGTATCCCTGTTGACGAAGCTGAGGGTCCCACCACATTGCATTAGTTCCAAGCAGGGTGGTTCCTACTGGACCAACAAATCCTACGTCCGACCTAGACAATTCATCAGTTAATATCTTAACGAACTGGTCCCGGTCACTAAAGATTTGAATATCGTCATGGCATAAAATAATAATGTCATCATCTTTAGCGTTAAGATCTTTTACTGCCTTATGATAACCTTGGAATATACCTTCCTGATCATAAGCTACTCTACAATCTACATTAGCATCTTTAAAATACTTAAGTAGATTCTTAAAGTTAACAGGTTCCTTATCCTTACGACTACATATAATAGAATATATCATATAAGAAGTATTATAGATGACCGAAGATAAAATTAACAAAAAACTGGAAAAAGAGTTCAGAAAGTGCAAGGAAGATCCAGTTTATTTTATTTCTAACCACATCAAAGTAGTTCACCCTATCTTTGGTTTAATTAATTTTGACCTGTATCCTTTTCAACGTAAACTTATAGATGAATTTAAAACCAATAGATTTTCTATACTTCGTAAGTTTAGACAAGCTGGATGCACAACTTTAGTTGCAGCTTACGCACTTTGGAAATGTATATTTAATTCACACTACAAAGTTGTAATTCTTTCAAAAGACGATGATGCGTCAATGGAAGTTTTATCTAGAATGAAGACTGCCTACGATGAGCTTCCTGACTGGCTAAAACCTCCATTAATTAAAGATTCAGCACACGCTCTTAAATTTAATAACGGATCTGAAATTAGATCTAAATCTTCATCTAAACAATCAGGACGTTCTGTTGCAGGCTCACTTTTAATTCTAGACGAAGCTGCGTTCATTGAAAATATAGATACAATTTGGGCGGCTGCGTTTCCAATCATTTCAACTGGTGGTTCAGTTATCGCTTTATCCACTGTAAATGGTATTGGGAACTGGTTCCATCGTCAATATAATGAAGCTCGTAATGGGGAAAACTCATTTAAAGCTATTGACATTAATTGGAAAGACCATCCTCAATACTTCAGGCATTCAGGTTACGAGAAGATGTATGAGAAGTTAGCTCAACAGGATCCACCAATCGACATTGATAAGTGGGAGCAAACTACGCGAGGAGCTATTAGCTACAAAGAATGGCTTCAAGAATACGAGGCTGAGTTTCTAGGAACTGGTGATACCTTCATTGACGGAGAAATATTAAAGCAGTTAAAAGAACAAATTAATAACGATTACACCACCAGATATAACAACAGAATGAGAATTTGGCAGCTACCTCACCATCAGCACGAATATGCTATCGGGGTAGACACTTCAATAGGACGAGGATTAGATTCATCTGTTGCTCAAGTAATTAACCTATACACCGGGGAGCAAGTAGCAGAGTTTAAATCTAATAAAACCCCTATCAATGAGTTTGCTACAATTTTGGCACAGATAGGAAGGGACTATAATACAGCTTACATAATCCCAGAAAGAAACTTAATTGGGCATAATTTAATTTATCAATTAAAAGAAATTGAACAGTATGACAACTTGTTTTTAGATGAAAGACACGAAATAGGAGTTCAGATGGCCGATGCTAATCGTAGACAAATGTTAGTGGCTGTTGATGAGGCAATAAGATTAAATAAAATTAAATTAAATTCTGAGCGCACAATTGATGAACTTTTAACTTTTATTATTGACGAGGTGGGTAGATATAAAGCAGACGTTAATTGCCATGACGATTTAATCATGGGGTTAGCCCTGGCAGTGTTTGGATTTAATGAAATAAGAGCTAATACTCCGATGATTCAACACCGTCCAAACGATGATAAATTTATTATGCCTATCTCTAGGTCTAAATATATTATAAGAACTCCTAACGGAAATATAGAAGAAGAAGACATTAAATGGTTACTAAGTTAGACGAAAGCGCAGGATATACTCAATTTAACCCAGGTAGAGGAAGTATCTCTAGCTGGTTCGGATCCTGGTATTACCCAGTCGGCAGAACTGGTAAATTCTTTGCTAAGTTTTTAACAGGAAGAAAAGACCCGTTAGAATCTGTAGGTTCAATGTCTCAGGTCCAAGTTACCGATCCTCTTCCTCACCCGCTGCAAGGAGATACTTTATTAAGAACCACTCCGTTGGGTGTTGTAAGCCCATCAAAACTTACGCAAATGGTTCCAATAAACGAAGAGGAACTAGAAAGAAAGAGGAGATATCAAGAATTTGAGGACATGGATGACTACCCTGAGGTAGGGGCAGCGTTTGATATTTATGCCGATGATAGCACTCAGGATAACTTAGATGGTAGTAAGTGGCAGATAAACACAGAAGATCAATTAATGAAAGATGAAGTTTTAAATTTATTTGAGGATATAAATCTAAGATCTTTCATATGGGACATTACAAGAAACACGGTTAAGTATGGTGATTGCTTTGTTGAGATAGTGGTGGACGTTGATAATGTCGCAAGAGGTATTCAGAAGATAAAAATACTAGATCCAAATTACATTTACAGAATTGAAAATCAATACGGTGTGTTAACTGATTTCTTGCAAGAAATACCTTTGCAGCAAGACCATACAATAATGGGTAGAACAGGTCCAGCCACCGCTAACAAAGTAATAATGCCACTTGATAAAAATCAAATAGTGCATTTTAGATTGTTTACTTCTGATCCTTCTTATTATCCTTATGGTAAGTCAATCGCTGGTGCTGCAAGATCAGTCTATAAATCATTGAAGATGATGGAAGACGCCATGTTGATCTATCGTCTCGCTAGAGCACCAGAAAGAAGAATATTCTATATCGACACTGGTAGCTTGCCTGCTAGCAAAGCTCAGATGTATCTTGAAGAACAAAAGAGCAAGTTTAAAAAAGAGAAATATTTCAATCGTCAGACGGGAGAGATTGACGCTAGATTTAACCCAATATCACAAGACGAAGATTTCTTCGTAGCGGTAAACGGAAAGGGGTCTGGGACTAAGATAGAAACATTGAAGGGTGCTGAGAATCTAGGCGAAGTAGATGACGTTAAATATTTCAGAGATAAACTTCTCGCCACTCTAAAAATTCCAAAAGATTACATTGTTGAGAAGGAACAAAGCCCAGAAAGAAAAGCTAACCTTAGTCAACTTGATGTTAAGTTCGCTAGAGTTGTAGTCAGAGTTCAACAATGTGTTGAGATTGGGTTAGAAACTATAGCTAAGAGACATTTGTTAGTAAAAGGTTTCCCAGCCTTGAGTGTTTCTAAATTAAAAATTAAACTACCCGAGCCCTCAGATATGTCGGCTAAACGTCAATTAGATATTGACGAGCAGAAGGCCAGAGTTGTTCAAGCTGTAAAAGGATTAAATATATTCCCACTAGAGTATATTTACAAGACTTATTACCAGATGAACGAGGAGGAAATTGATGAGCTTGTTTCAAAGATAGAAGAAGAGTCGCAGGATCCGATAAAGGGTGCCATAGCGGCTGGAATGCCTCCAGGACAGGCTGCAATGATGGGAGGCATGCCAGGGGCCGCACCGGGGATGGGAGGAGTGGGGGCCCCTCCAGGCGCAGGTCCAGGGCCAATGGAGGCCGGTGGGCAGGAGCCAGCGGAAAATACTCCTCCAACGGAAGCACCGCAGGAGGCAGTGGATTATAAAGCATTAAAAAACTTAATGATCCAAGAAGGTTTAAGTCTAGACGCAATTAAAATTATTGAAGAAATGTCTAGAGAAAACTGATTAAATAAAATTTAAATATTAAAAATACCTAAATACTTTGTAGTAAGGTTATCTTATGTTAACGAATATTTTTGAGTCTCGTAATAAAACTTTTCTTAACCTAAT